CAAAAAGAAAACTTTGAAAACTTATCTGATGGTGGAGAGTTTAGTTACGTAGGAGATCTAAGTAGTGATGTTAAGAACACTGAAAATTTGCTTTCAAAAGCAAAGAAGGATTTAGATAATAAGTTTAAAATATCAGAAGCAGAACAATTATATGCCGAAAGCAAACAAGATGATGCGTATGACGCAAGTAAAGCTACTTCTTTCTTATCAAATTTAAAAAGAAAATATGGAGATTCATCAAATAATCTTAGTGATATAGAAACACTAGCAGCACCTGAAAAAACTCAAATGGAATTAAATTTAAATATGCTTCCTAATTTTAGAGAAGCAATGAAAAATCCTGAAACAAGATCAAATCTAAATTATGCAAATATTCCTGAAAAAGATGTTAAAAAATATTTTACATCTCAAGGTAAGCCCGAAGAAATATCTTCTTTTTTACAATATCAAAAAGATTTAAAAGATGCTTTTTCATTAAATAAATTATCAGACACTTTTGGAAAAGAACAAGTTTATGGAACACAAGGAACTTTTGGTGGAGAGCCTGTAGATATGACAAACTACCAACCTAATTCAAATAGATTTGGATCTCAACAAAGACCTGTTTTATATCCAAAAGGAAGAAATCCATTAGAACTAGCATCAGGAGGCATAGCAAGCCTAACAAAGACCATTCCACCAGAATCAGGGCCAACACCTCAAGGGTTGCCTTATGTATATAATAATGTTAAGAAGATATAGGAGTAATAAATGGCAGATATAGATAAAGGACTCCCGAACACACGTAGTCAAATTGAGATTCCTTCAGAAGAGGAATTGCAAGATATTGCTGTTCAGGAAGAAGACGTAGAAGAATTAAAAGGACCCGTTGAAGTTATCCCTGAAGAGGATGGCGGGGCAACTATCGATTATGATCCAGGTGCAATTAATACACCGGGTACAGAATCACATTTTGATAACCTAGCAGATATTTTACCAGAAGATGCAGTTGAACCAATTGGAAACGAAATGGTTCAAAACTACATGGATTATAAATCTTCTAGAAAAGAATGGGAGAGTGCTTACACAAGCGGTCTTGATCTTTTAGGATTTAAATACGAAAACAGAACAGAACCTTTTCAAGGAGCTTCAGGTGCAACACACCCAGTGCTCGCTGAAGCGGTAACTCAGTTTCAAGCTCAGGCTTACAAAGAATTATTACCAAGTGATGGACCCGTTAGAACTCAAGTAATTGGTATCAAGAACCCAGCAACAGAACAACAAGCACAACGTGTTAAAGATTATATGAATTATTTAATCATGGACACGATGAAAGAATATGAATCTGAATTTGATTCTATGTTATTTCATTTACCACTAGCTGGATCTACATTTAAAAAAGTTTACTACGACGTACCACTTGGAAGAGTGGTATCGAAGTTTGTACCAGCGGATGAATTAATTGTACCGTATACAGCTACCTCATTAGATGATGCGGAAGCAGTTATTCATACCGTGAAAATTTCAGAAAACGAATTAAGAAAACAACAAGTCAATGGTTTCTACAGTGACGTTGAGTTAGGACCCCCAGGTACAGATACCAATGGAGAACTATCTAAAAAAGAACGTGAACTAGAAGGAACTAAAAAGACAGGTAAGAACGAACCTGTTTATACTTTATTAGAGTGTCATGTTAATTTAGACTTAGAAGGTTTCGAAGATGTTGGCTCCGATGGTGAACCAACTGGAATAAAATTACCTTACCTCGTTACAGTCGATGAAGGTAGTAGGAAAGTTTTGTCTATCAGACGAAACTATGCGCCCGATGATCTAAAGAAAACTAAAATCCAATATTTCGTCCACTTCAAATTTCTGCCAGGACTAGGATTTTATGGCTTTGGATTAATTCATATGATTGGCGGATTGAGCAGAACGGCAACGGCTGCTCTCCGTCAGTTATTAGATGCAGGGACATTATCAAATTTACCAGCAGGATTTAAACAAAGAGGAGTTAGAGTAAGAGATGAAGCATCACCAATACAACCAGGTGAATTTAAAGATGTAGATGCACCAGGTGGAAATTTAAGAGATGCATTTTTTCCTCTACCTTACAAAGAACCATCTCAAACATTATTACAATTAATGGGTGTTGTAGTTGGTGCAGGTCAAAGGTTCGCGGCTATTGCTGATATGCAAGTAGGTGATGGAAACCAAGGCGCTGCAGTTGGAACTACAGTTGCGTTATTGGAGCGTGGATCACGTGTTATGTCTGCTATTCATAAAAGATGTTATGCAGCAATGAAGAATGAATTTAAATTATTAGGAAAAATAGTTTCACAATATTTACCACCAGAATATCCTTATGATGTTGTAGGTGGTGCAAGAAATATTAAGCAAGCTGATTTTGATGATAGAATTGATGTAGTACCCGTTGCTGACCCTAATATATTTTCAATGAGTCAGAGAATAACTTTAGCTCAAACACAATTACAAATAGCAACATCAAATCCGCAATTACATAACATGTATCAAATCTACAGAAACATGTATAATGCAATAGGTGTAAAAGATGTTGATGCAGTTTTACCTCCACCGGCACCTACTGCACCAATAGATCCAAGTTTAGAACACATAAATGCAATGGGTGGAAAACCTTTTCAAGCTTTTCCTGGTCAAGACCATAGAGCACACATTACATCTCACTTAAATTTCATGTCAACTAACATGGTTAGAAATAATCCTATGATTATGGCTGCAATACAAAAAAATATATTAGAGCACATATCAATTATGGCTCAAGAACAAGTTCAATTAGAGTTTAGAGAGCAAATGGTTAACATGCAACAGATGCAACAGATGTCGGTAAACAATCCACAGATGCAACAACAGTTACAAATGTTGACTAATCAAATTGAAGCAAGAAAAGCTGTCTTGATTGCTGAAATGACTGAAGAATTTATGAAAGAAGAGAATAAAATTACTTCACAAATGGACTCAGACCCACTATTAAAACTAAAATCACGTGAAGTTGACCTAAGAGCAATGGAAAACGAACGAAAAAAAGAAGCTGATCAGACAAAAGAAGAACTTGAGAGAGCAAAATTAATGCAAGCAAGAGATTTAACTGAAGATAAGATGGATCAGAACGAAGAATTAGCAGAATTACGTGCTAATACTAGTTTAGCTAAAGCAGGCATTAAAGAAATGTCTGTTCTTGACAATTAATAATGGTATATTAAGTTAACAAAGGTAAAAAACTATGATGAACTATAAAAAAGAAAAACAAATGGCAGTTCCAAGTCAGAATATAGAAGTAGATCCAAGATCTAAGACTACAGCTGACGGTGCTTTTAACTATATCCCTACAGGAGATAAAGCTGAAGTTAGAGGAACTAAAAGAATGTTAAAAGATAAGAAAAAAGTAGCTACTTGGTACTAATATGTGGTTTCAGGCAATTAAATTAGCCGTCTCTGCAGGTAGTAAGATTTATGCTAACAAGCAGAAGACTAAAATGGCAATGTCAGACGCACAATTAATGCATGCGTCTCGTATGGCCGAAGGAAAAGAAGCTTACCAGGGAAAACTACTAGAGGCCCGTCAGTCAGATTGGAAAGACGAGGCAGTTTTGATAATTTTAAGTTTGCCAATCGCAATTTTGGCCTGGGCAGTCATAAGTGAAGACCCAACAGCGATGGACAAAGTAAAATTGTTCTTCGATATGTTTTCTACACTCCCTTCATGGTTCACTAATTTATGGATCCTTGTCGTGGCGAGTATTTATGGTATAAAGGGTACACAGATTTTTAGAAACGGAGGAAATAAAAATGGCAAATAAATATTATAGAGGATTTAAAAAATTATTTAAATTCGCAAAAAAACCAGGAGAAAATATAGGAAAAAATATCAACACAATTGTTGGAATTCCACCAGCAAAAAATTTAAAAAAAAGATTTGATTCTAAACAAGATATTTTTAAATCTGTTGATAAAATAGCAGGACCTATTGTATCTAATCAAGCCAAATCTAAAATTAAAAATAAAGCTAGTAAAGAAATATCAAAAATTTATGATAAGTACGAAAAAGCTACTAAAAAAACTGTTGAAAAAAAAGCTGGTGGCGGTAGAATTGGTAGAAAATTTGGTAGTCCTAATCCAAGAAAATCAAACGTTGAAAAAATAAAACAAACGTTTGGTCCAAAGAAAAACGTTCCAAGTAAACTT